ATTTTTAGTGGACAATCTATATCTTCGGCACATTCTAGTGGAGGTATTGAAGTCTATAGAGGATCTACAAGTGAAGGTATGGTTATAGAGCTAGATGTACAGTCGGGTCAAACTTACGAATTGCAATATTTTGGAGGAGTTGGACCTCATCCAGTCCCTAATAAAAGTCAAAACAACCAGATGTGGGTAGCTACTGTACCTTCTGGAAGATCTATTCCTACAAACATTATGGATAAGTCTAATTATAATATTCTGAAACGAGAAAATGGTAGTTTTGGTACTGTCTTTATTGATACTTCTCTACAACCATTTAGCGACCCTAATAATGTTGAAAACGGATTGCTTGCAGTGTGGAGTACTACTGGTACATTTACTGTACCTGAAGATATATCAAAGGTTCATCTAATATTCTTTGACGGCAATACTGATAACACTGGCCATTATGTTAAAACAATCAGTGTAAAGGCAACGTCATAAAATGAAAAGGTTTACTGAAATAAGAGAAGCAAGGCGGTCTGCACAAGACCGTCTTTCCGCACGTGCGGCTAAACATGGTCTTGGGTCTCAAAAGAAACTAGACAGGATCAAGAAGTCGGCTGACTTTTTCAGTAAACCACCACCATCCTTCTCCAAGGCAGAATTAAAAAAGATGGGATATGCAGTAGAACAATTAAATAAGGACAACGTATGAGCAAATCGAAGAAACCACGTAACAAGAAAATGTCTGCTGCAAAAAAAGAAAGACTGCAACAGGCAACCGACAACAACTACGGCGGTACTAGTTTTAATCCTATAAATAGTAAAGTTAAAACAGTCAATCCAGTTGCCGGAACGAAGGTATTTCGAGGCGCATCAAGAGGAAGTTAAATAAAGTGAAAGATTTTTTTGAACTAAGAGAATCCGCAAATAAAGATAAGTTTGTGGTGAAGTACGCAATGTCAAAGAAAGGACCGATTCGTACGATGCCTTTCAACCTATTAGTGTACGCCAAGAAATTCCTTGCTGATAAGGAAAAAGAAGGATACAAGGGTATCATTTCTAAAGGTGGCAAGCCTGTAAAGGAGTCAGTTGAACTTGATGAAGCAACAGCAAAGATCAAGACAACTATGGCAGACAAGGTTTCTTCGGGCGCAACACGATTTGGTCTGAAAGCAACCACATCGGGCGGCCATGTCAGTATCAGTGGACCAAAAGGCAAACTGAATGACTTCATGCGGTCCGTCATCGGAAAGTCTTCGTATGGCAATGCAAGTGATGTGAGCGAGTCAGTCGAACTTGACGAAGCAAAACTTTCTGATATGGGAATCCATAACAAGATTGCTGACCGAAACCTACTTATCAAAGCAATCAAAACTGCCGAAAAAATGGGCGGTAATATGACAGGTGCTGTTCGCGAGATTGAGAAAATGAAGAAGGGTCTGTCTAAACACAAGGCAGTACAAGCGGCACTTCAACAAGCAAACGAATCAGTAGAAATGCAAGAAGCAGTAGACTTCATGAAGATGTCTAAAGAACTCTTGAAACACAAGAGTAAGGGCATTGAATACGAGAAGGCTGCGGCATATGTTCGTGCGATCCACAATAACTCTAGCGTCAATGTCCAAGACAAAGCATTCATGGGTTTGACCAAGATGTTGAAAGACATGGACGACTTTACGAAGAAGGCCACTATCACTAAGATCCTAAAAGATAACGGATTCAGAGTGAGAGGTGGTAAACTCATGCGTGAAGAAGTTGAACCTATTGTTGAGAACTACCGAACTCTTGCAACTAAAGGCATGGGCGCAGAGACAAAGAACTCAATCAATGTTGGAAGAGGTGTTGATTTCTACGAACCTAAGAATGGCGATAAGAGAATGGGTAAGATCACTAAGATGACCAAAACTGGTTATGTGGTCAAGGACGAAAAAGATGGTAAGTCTTATACATTCGCTTTCCACGATCGCGCCAAAGCAAAGGCATTACTTGCAAAATGAAAAAGTTTAAACAGTATGTAGAAGAAAGATGTTGTGAGGCGTGTAAGTCTCTCGACGAAGAGTTAGAACTGACCGAAGCAGAGTATCAGGGTAAGACTGTTACATTGAACAAACCTGTACGTGGTGGGTCTAAGAAGTTCTACGTGTATACAAAGAACGAGAAGGGAAATGTCGTGAAGGTCTCATTCGGTGATCCGAATATGGAGATTAAAAAAGACAACCCTGCTCGTCGTAAAAGTTTTCGAGCTAGGCACAATTGTGCAGATCCTGGCCCGAAGTGGAAGGCACGATATTGGTCGTGTCGCGCATGGTAATTGATTGTTATAAATAAACACAAACCTTAAACCATAAGTCAACTAATTATATAATAATTATCATATGACTTATATTATCAATACTAATGGGCTGATCGAGACATGGCAGATAACAACCAAATTTTACAAGAGCATGTGCAACGTGAAGAGCAACGCCTCGCAAGAATCGAGGACAAAATAGACAAGCTTTCCGATGCAATGATTGATCTTGCAAGAGCGGAAGAAAAGCTTATTAACATTGAGAAAGCGAACTCACAACACTTTGAACGTATGAATCGTTTCTCAACTCGAATGGACGAAATCGAAGATAATGTTCAAGAACAAGGAAAGACTGTTAAAGTAATGCAGTACATTATTACATTATCTGCAACAATCTTTGCCGGTGTAGTCATCAAAATTTTCTTTGATGCATAATTAATTAACGGAGACTATAATGTCAGATATCACTAAAATTATGGAGGCGTATTTGGGAATGGTCTCCGAGCCTCAGGCAGAGGAAACTCTAGAGGAAGCAGTAAACATGGGACCGTGGAATCGCGGTGCTATCAATAAAGCAATGGCTAAAGCGGGCATCAAAGGTCCACAAGCCAAGGCGTTCATCGCAGCATTGCGTGTGTCCGGAACTGTTAAAGAAGAAGTCGAACCAGAACTAGACGAAGCCTGTGGTAAAAAAACTTACAAAGAAGGACAGAAAGAGTGTCCTAAGTGTGAAGGCAAAGGTTGTGACCACTGCGATAACAAAGGTTATCACGAAGTGTCTGAGAAGAAACTTGATCCAGTAGACGATAAAGAGAACGATAAGAAGTTCAAAGATCGTAAGGACAAGGACATCGACAATGATGGCGATACAGATTCTTCTGACGAATACCTACACAAGAAGCGTGCCGCAACGGACGACGCGATCGATGCAAAGGATGACGAAGAGAATCCTGTCAAGAAAAACCCTAAGACTGCTGATAAGAAATCAGAGATCTCCAAGATCGAGAGTCTAGACCTACGTGGATCGTTTGCAGATATGTGGTCGGCATTTGCTGAAGCCGCAAATCCTAAGAAAGGCGCACTTGCTCCTGAAAAATATGATGATCATTCTTCTGAACATGACAAGAAAGTCATTGGTATGCACAAGAAGTCTGATAAGAAAGTTGAAGGCGAAGAAGAAGATAGTCATAAGAAAACTTTTGCTGCTGCTAAGGCAGTCAAGAAACAAGCGCCTGCAAGAAGTGGTGCAGACAATCTATCTAATGGTGATAAGTCAGTCATCAATCCAGTAAAAGGAAAGTAATATGATCAAGGCTCCTAAGTGGTGTAGTAACGCAGTTCCTTCTAGGGCTGGTTGGTTAGACCCATATACCGGCGAAGTTCTAAAAATGCAGAACTTTTCTAAGGAACAGATTGCAGAATGGCATGAAGCCAAAAACCCTACTCCAGTCAAGAAAAAACCTAAAGTAGTAGAACCTGCAGAAGACGTACCTTACATCTTCGAAGTAAAAGATTCAGAGTAATCTAACTATTCTTTTGAAACCGCAGTTGATACTGCGGTTTTTTTGTGCGTCTAAATAAATCTGACCACACTTCTAAAGTCTTTATCATGAAGCTAACAAAAAACAATTTGGTTGTGTATGCTGCCAAACATTACTATAACCCTAAGCACATTGACGGTGAAGAGTTTTTTGACGACCTGAAAAAATTTAAATATGTTAAACGATTGATTAATCGGTATCATCAAAATGGCGATCTAGCAGAAAGATTAATACTCAATCACCTCATCGTCATTTTCAACGTATTTGGTCACGAGGCTGGAGTAGAGATGCTCGCCCTTAAAATACCTCTAGAACAATGGACTACCCTCAAACCCTTTTTGGTATTTCTTCGCGCAATACGAACCGAAGACATCACAGGCATAGAAATGGATAAATACGTAATAGATAAATTGAGAGCACTCTAATGGGAATCCTTAAGTCAGCGGCGGACATCGTCTATACAATTCGTTTCTTGAAATTACTCGTGACTAAGTTCGAGGATACCAACGCATTTAAGGCGGGTATCATTGACGCGGACGGAAACAAACGAAAAGATTTCTCTATGGACACAATGGATAACCGTGACGCATACAGATCGCACTACACCGCATTCCATCGTCTTGTATTCAATCTAAAGAGGCTTATGGCAAAGGTGCCTGGCGGATCATCTATTGTCGCACGATACGGTGCTGCACTTGCGTTGATCAAAGAACACGGCGAACTGTCCGACAATCAAATCCAAAAGATACACGAAGAGACGGGCATTGATCTAATGGAAGCTCTACTAGAGAACTCTAAGTGGTATGTAATGTCAGACGGGAATTTAGGTCCTGGCCTCTACCGCATACAAAATGACACGATGACAGATCAGGCAGAAGAGATAGTCCGAAAAGACGATAAGATTCGTGTGGAAGAAAATAACCTAAGTTGCGATATCTTGGGCATCCCAGTTTACGAAGGCACACATATTAAAACCGGCCGCAGAGTTTTGTTCTCTGCAAATGAGATTGCGAAATGAAGACGTATCGAGAGTTTATAAAACAGTTTGATGAAGAAATCACCAATAATACCAGTGGTGTGCCTGGCGCAGGTGACGATTCTTCTACCGTCATCATACGTAAAAAGTACGATCGTAAAAATAAGCGCAAAGACGCTGTCAAGATTTTGCGCAGACTCCTACCAAAAAAAATCTAATATCTCCCTTTACAAGTACTCCAAAATACTATATACTTCTACGTCAAATTAAAGGTTTGGTCATGAAGATTATAGACTGTTTAGATTTTAAAATTATCCTACTAGAATCCTCAAACGAAGATCCGAATATGATACTTCCGTCATATGATGAATCTAGGCTTGTCTATGTTCCTATGAAAGGTTATGTCGGTGAAGATTTTGCTTACAGTAGATTTCTAACTGAAGACCCTTCTCTCTCGTTTTCAAATCATCTCTTATGGGAAGGTTTGTTTGACAAAAAAGAACAACTTGATTATATCATAGATTGTTGTCAAAAATTCTGGAACACTGGCCAACAGATGATCGTAGAAAACTATGATTATCAAGAAGATGAACCCTTTTATGATTACTCAAAATAATATGTCCTCAGCACTGAACAATTTGAAAACAAACAGCAAGGCATATAAAGTCATATCTAGCCTTGACAAGACCACACTTACCGAGTATACTGTCAAGTATTGTTCAGTCAGAGAAGACACTGCATACATCATATTGGTGTCTGATTTCATAGACGCCACAATGGGTAGTAGGTGGTCTCGTGCAAAGTTCCAATGTCGTGAACAAGGCATCTATCTAGACGTGTCGGTTGTCACGGAGGAACAGTACATTAAGTGGGTTCATAACTCCGTGAGGAGAGATCCAGAATCTTCTGAAGAGTGGTTGCAAAGATGGTATAAGGTATTCGAGAAAGACCCGAAAGATGGTCTTTGGGCGAAAGCCGCAGATCATATATACTATCTGAAAGACATTCGTAATTACGAATCAATAGCGCCAAAAATACTTGAAAATGGTTATTTTTCTTTGAGAAGATAATCTCTACAGTTTGGAATAAAAAATGAAAGTAGATGTGAATTACGATCGCGATGATCTGTTAACAGACTATGCGATAGGTATGTTAAAAGATTTCTATATGATTGAGGGTGAAGAGTCGCCCCAAGATGCGTACGCAAGAGCTGCAGAAGCGTGGTCAACATATCAAGATCAGGTAGATCCGTATCTAGCGCAGAGGCTTTATGAATATGCCTCAAAGAAATGGTTTATGTTTGCGTCTCCGGTTCTGTCAAACGCACCCAAAGAAGGCGCGGACACTCGCGGACTTCCCATCTCTTGTTTTCTTACCTATGTCCCAGACACACTTGAAGGACTGATTGAACACTCTTCGGAGTTGCGTTGGTTGTCCGTAATGGGCGGTGGTGTCGGTGGACATTGGGGAGACGTGCGTACGGTCTCTGACATCGCGCCTGGCCCTATTCCATTTCTACACACAGTAGATGCAGACATGATCGCGTATCGCCAAGGCAAGACACGTAAGGGGTCTTATGCGGCGTATCTGGATGTGCATCATCCAGACATCATGGAATTTCTAAACATTCGCATTCCTACAGGCGACGTACAACGTAAGGCGCTGAACATACACAATGCGATCAACATCACCGATGAGTTTATGGCTGCGGTGATCAACAATACAGATTTTGACTTACGTGACCCAAAAGATGGTATTGTGAAAGATTCTGTCAATGCGCGTAAATTATGGGAACGAATCCTTGAGGTACGTTTCCGTACGGGAGAACCGTACTTGAATTTTATTGACACTGCGAATCGTGCGCTCCCAATGCCACTAAAGGAGAAAGGACTAAAGATTCACGGGTCAAACCTATGTAACGAGATTCACTTGCCGACAGGTCCAGACAGGACTGCGGTATGTTGTTTGTCATCACTAAACTTGGAATACTATGATGAGTGGAAAGACACTAATATCGTGCGGGATCTTATTCGTATGCTGGATAACGTTCTCGAATACTTCATCGGTCATGCGCCAGATAGTATTTCCCGCGCCCGTTATTCGGCGGCACGTGAAAGAAGCATTGGACTTGGAGCAATGGGTTTCCATTCACTCCTACAGAAACACTTTGTTGCTTGGGAATCTGACAAAGCCCGAGAAATAAATAATGTCGTGTTTGAACATATCAATCACGAAGCAAAAGAAGAATCAAGACTCCTTGCGAAAGAGCGGGGTGAATACTCAGACGGTTTAGGTTCAGGGATGCGCAATGCCCATCTACTAGCAATAGCACCTAACGCGTCGTCGGGAGTCATCTTATCCACGTCACCATCAATTGAACCATTGAAGGCATGTGCTTATACGCACAGAACTCGTGCAGGTTCGTTTTTGGTGAAGAACTCGTATCTAACGGCCCTACTCAAAGAGAAGGGTCAGGACAACGAATCTACGTGGTCTAGTATCATTACCCGCAAGGGATCGGTTCAACACTTACCGTTCTTAAATGAAGGTGAGAAGGCGGTCTTTAAGACTGCACAAGAACTGGATCAAAACTGGGTAGTGACACACGCGGCTGACAGACAACAGTACATCTGTCAGGGTCAGT